ATTTGGTGAACTCATTTACCTGCCTCCGGGTGATAGTCGTTACGAACCTGAGAATCCTGCGGAGCCTGAATGCCTGAATGCTCCGGCCGCTCCCAATCAGAGTGAAACGATGTGTGGCTCAAACCCAATTGAAAGAGTGCTATAAGTAGCCCGATGATGAGCACCTGAAGCACTGCGATGACCTTGAGCATCCCTATGCCCTTATCGCGGTCTGTGCGCAGTTCTCTAACGTCCTCTTCTATATCGCAAAGTCTGGGATCAATGTATTCAACGGCAGATTGCAATTTTTCAAGCTCCTGTTCTACGCTTCCCTGGCCCCGTTTATAAGTCACCCCATCTCCTCGTCTTCGTCCAAGATTGGCCATAAATTCACCATTCAGTTCGCGAGCGAAATTGCCACAACAAAAATGATGATTCCCATCAAGATGATGGTGAGGAAGGCGTAGATAGCGGCCTTGTCTCCACTGCTCATTTCAGCGTTATCACCACACCCGGAGGCGGCCCAGGCGTTACCGGTGCTTGAATCGTTTGGGGAAAGATGGCGCTTGCCGAGGATGGCACACCTCCTGAGGGGGTATAGGTGGCGTAGCCGCAGTAGATTGCTCCCGTGACGAGCGATGGCCCAGAATCGGTATAAAGCCATGTGGTCTGTGTGGTGGTGATGGTCGGATTCGGCACAGCAGTAGAGACGTTGATATAAGCCGCATCCCCGGCAGCTGGGCAAGTTGACCCGCTCGGCAAAGCAACGCGCCAAACCTGCGCCGTGCATGCAACGGTCGTCGTGCATTTGCTGGTGTTGATCGTCCACTGAGCGGTATGCGGTGTCTGCGCAAAGGCAGAGCACGAGAGAGCGAATGCGAGTAAGACGAGACGCTTCATTGGATCTTGATACCCCCTGAGAATTTCACTGTGCCTGCGATGGTGATGTTTGCTGTCGGCGCAGCAGCGTTGAACGTGGCTGTCACCGTGCAAGCCGCGTTGGGCATGTTCCCCGTGTATGTTGTTGTGCCGCTGCCACTGCAACCCGTCACAGAGGCCAGCGTAGAGCCGCCTGTGGCCGTCACAGTGCATGAGTAGGACGCGTTGTAGTTGTGGGCACCTGCGCAGCCTGTAATCGTGCCTGTGCCGCTTCCTGCTGTGGCTGTTGAAAGCGTCCAACTGTTGATTGTGAAGTTAGCCGTGGCTGCAGAGTTGGCGCCGATGGAGAAGGATGGGCATGGATTGGTTGCGCCGGAACACGCTGCTGAACCCGAAACCGATGACCATGAGGTAAACGAGTAGCCCGTGTTCGGGACCGCGGTGCAAGCGCCTATCGTATTCCCGCTCACATAGCTTCCATTTGCGCAGTTTGAACCCGTCAGGCTGCCGTTGGTCGCTGTTGCTGTCCATGTGTAGGAAGTAGCAGGCGCGGATCCATAGAACTCAGTCGTGTCTGAAATGACGCGGACCTGAGTTGACGCCGCGGCCGCGGTCATGTCGATCTGCACCTGCATATCCGGCCCAGATGCCCAGGAGCTTAGATTGACTGGAATCCCGCCCATAGGAACCACTGCGACAGAATCAAACAATGCATAAGTCTTCGGGCTGGTCGCGGCCGTCACGTCCCAAATCTGCAGGTAGTCATAGAACATGCAGTTCGAACCGCTCGAAGCCGTGCAAGACGCGCGCCGATGGCCGAAATTTCGCGTCTTGTAGCAGTGCCCCGAGGTCAGAGGGTAGGAAGTGATGTTCGCTCCTCCGGCCACGTCGACGCCGAGAAGGACAGTCCAGGGATTCGATTGCGGGGCCGCTCTGAACATTCCCGAGGTGCCGCCCCAGTCAAAGCCCCATCCTGCGTACGCTCCTGTGCCGCCTGAATAAGCCGTGGGGCTGGAATTGATATTTACATCAAACTCCCAGTCATGCAGAGTCGAGACGTTATCGGCGCACCAGTACATATCGCGGTAATAGGCGAGAGCGTTATCGAGCGTGGTTGAATTGCTCGTGTATTGCGAAGGCCATAGCACGTCCGAGTTTCCATGCCCGCCAGCGGTTGATTGTGCGAAGACTGCGCTGCCATTTGCCACGCATCCCAAAGGCGAAAGGCCGGTAATCGGCGTTGCTGTCGAGTTCGATGGATCGCCCGAGCAAACCGCATCGTCTGCTGTGCCGCCGTAGGTGTCGGTTACGGTCACAGGCGAGTCTGTGCCGCCTGAGTTGTTGCCGTTGTCCATCGCCTGAATTCCAACGCCTGAGCTTGTCACGGTCACTGCGTTCTGCGTTGCGCAGCCTGCTGCAATCGCCGCTGTCCTGATGGCTGATGTTGCGTAGAGTTGCCCGACAGGGACACCTAGGGGCGTGATGTTGTGGCTGCCGTCGCATCCCGTTCCCACATTGCCAAGCTGCTTGCGCGAGGGAGTTACGACGATGCCGCTTGAGTTCGAGTTTGACGATAGCGTGGCAGTAAAGAGAATTGAGGGTGTGCCGCTGATCGTGTAAACCCCAGAGGTCACGCTTGAGTCCGAGTAGCCTGTCTCGCAGGCAATCGCCTTTAGCGTCGTGGTAGATCCGATGGAGACGCCAGCCGTGTAGACCGTGCCGGTACTGCAAGTCGGAGCTGTTCCGCTGGTGGTATAGCGAATCGTTGCGCCGGCCGTTGTTGTCAGCATCACAACCGGAAGCCCTGCCGCGTAAGTATCAGCGATAGGGCCAAAGACGGGCGCATTAACTGCACCGTTGATGACGTAGGCAGCCGATGATATGGAAGAGTCATTCCAGCCGGTTTCGTATGCAATCGCCTTGATGGTCAGCGATGTTGCAACGCTGACAGGTGTGGAATAGACCGTGCCGTGAGTCGTTGTGGGCGTGCTTCCATCTGTGGTGTAGCGGATTGTCGCACCGCCTGTGCTGGTCGAAATTGTGACATTCTGCGTGGGTCCGTAAGATCCGGCAACCGGGCTCAATGTGGGGGCAACAACTGTGCCTTGGAACGTTGCAGTGACCGTGCAGTTTGCCGTCACAGTGCCGGTGTAGGTTGTGGTCCCCGTCCCTCCGCAGCCGGTGACACTCGCGATAGTCGAGCCGCCGGCGGGTGCGATCGCGCAAGAGAATGGCGTGCCAGAGGAAATGCCTGAGCCTGTCGGAGAGCATGTGACGGTGCCTGAGCCTGTGCCGGCCGTCGCGGTCGAGAGGGTAAAGGTCGTTCCGCCAACCAGCGGGTGAGGATAGGTGAGAGGCCCGCCGCCAGAATAAAGCCCTGTCCATGTGTTTGTGGATGAGCAGGCATAAATCTGCTCTGTGGCGGTGTCTTGATAGCCCACACCATAGCTTCCTGTCGGGCTGACTCCCGTCGTTCCGCCTGGGCCTGCGGTGCAGGTGGCTGGCCGCGAACCGAGAGCGCCAAAGCCTGTGCCGAATGCGCCGGTAAATGATCCTGTGCACGTAGAATTCAGCGCGTTGCAGTCTTCGTAGTAATCGCGATTGTTAGTGCTTGAGATGTCCTGATTGTTGTAGCTGCCACCTGCACCGGTAATCGTGTTGTGGATGAGATAGACCGGCTCAAGCATCTGATGCGGCCACGCGATGATGTTCCCTGCGGTGACGTTCAAACGTCCCAGCGAAGGGGTTGCGTTCAGGTTCGCCCCGTTCATCGTGTCCTGCGTCTGGCCGCGCCCTACTCCGTCCAGGCATGGATAGCCGTTGCCAGAAAATGAGAAGTCCCACCCGCTGCCTACGCCATTCGCCAGCCCTGTTCCGGGGTTGATGGCGTTGGCACCGCAATACCCCCATCCGAGCGAGTTATTTGTTTCTGCGCGCGTATCGCACTGGCGATCTGAGCAAGCTCCATAGACCCAGTTGAAGCTCCCACTCGCCGCGGTGTTGCCCCATACCAGCGCCGGACCGCCCTTTGAGCCAGAGAAGGCGAAGGTGCCCGTCGATTGTGTGGCGTAGTTGTGATACTCCTCGTATCCTCTGCAACCACGTAGCGAGCCGCCAGCGGTCACTGTGGCGTGAGTCTGGGCTGTTACTGAGACATTGCGAAAGATGTTGTAGCGCTCGACGAAGAATCCTGCCGCATCGCAATCGTTTGGATAGCCGCCCGAGATGTCTGAGCTTTCAAGGTAGATGGCTTTAAGCGTTCCCCAAGGGGTTGCGTTCTGCCACGTCCCGTCACCGTTGCCGATAGAATCCCCGATGGTGTTGAATGCCTGGAATCCGTTGGTACTCACGCCAATGCAAGCAGAGGCCGTGCAGAGGTTCATGTTGGTGTGATCGATGACACCCTGCGTCGGGCCGTTGAATCTGAGCCATGTGGATTGCAAACCAGCAGGGGAGTAAGTCGAGTTGTCGATGTGCAGCTGAGTCAGGCGGATATTCTGAGAGTTGCCGCCGATCGCCAGAAAGCCGTTGAACTTCACAAAGGTGGTACTGCCGCCCTTGAAGGTAAAGCCGCTCATGGTGAAGTGAGTCGATGTGCCTCCGGTGGTGATGATCAGCGGAGATGTGTTCGAGGTGACGGAATCCTGAATGATGGTTGAATCTGTTGGGGTGCAGGCATACCCCGAGGTTCCTGCGGTGCCTGTGCAGGTCACTGTCGTTGCGCCTTGAATGACAAGCGTGGTAACAGCCGAGGGCACAGTCAGCGAGACGGTTGAGGTCCATGCCGAGGTTCCAGCCGGGACGTTGAGCGTTACTGTCGCGTTGGTATTCCCCGCCGTCGGCCATGCTGCGATGAAATCCGACTGCGAAGGGCTGGCAGCGTTACAGACTGACGTGGTGCAGGACTGGCCCGAAAGTTGTAGAGGGGCCAGCAGGCAGAGTGCTAGACTGCCGAGCATGATTGCTGCGAAACGCATTTTGGGGTTCCTGCTCATCGTGATTGCATTTCTGGCCTTTGGTGTCTGGGTCGTTAAAGTCATGCCGCCCACGCCCTAGTTGATCCCGTAGAGGGTGAAACTGCTCCCGGCTGCGAAGTGCCCCGAGCCTACAGTGGAAGTGAATGAGGTAATGGCGCTGGTTTGATTCCAGAGGCAGGTTGAGTGCAGTGCACCGTTATTAGTCGCAGAGGAAACGCTTGGATACGACATCATTTCCTGCACAACCGTCTTTCCGAACGACGTCTGAGCGTAGAAGGGGAAGAGGAATTCTGCCGATCCTGCTACAGCCCCAGATGCAGCCAGATACAGACCCTTGCACGCCGTCGCGCTCACTGCCGAAAGTCCGGTGATTGTTCCGGTGCCGGTGACGAAATACCCTTCATCGGCATAGTGGGCTGAGGTATCGGCGTTGATCGTGAGCGGAACAGACTGCCATGTGCTATCCCCAATCCCGTTAAAGATCATCTTGAGGTGGTTGAACGTTCCAGGGATTACTGAGAACGTGACCACGCTCGTAGTGCTTCCTGAGACAGTGCAGACCCCGTTGGACACCGTGCAGCCGGTTGCAGTAACCGAGCCGGTGATGTTGGTCATAGCCGATGCCGAGCCGGTTGAGCAGGTTGGGCAGGAGACGGCGTAGGTGGTTCCCGAGGGAGTGACGACAACCGGGGAAACCCCTGTCACATTCACCGCAGTAGCCGCCTGCTGGACGCTGAACATGGTGATGATCGTGCGGGAATTTCCGGTGATGCGGAAACCAGCCTGCCCCACAGCGGTAATCGGTGAGGAGCTATCCGTCGCAGTGAGTTCAAGCACGTTGCCGAGATAGACCTTTAGCGTCGTGGTTGATGTTCCGCTTACCTGAAGCGAGAGCGTCAGCGCGACATTGGTGGGGATGACAAAGGTTGCCGTCCCCAGAGTCGTCGGAGTTCCCGCCACCGTCTTGAACAGCGTGATTGCTCCGGTGCCGTTGATGTTCGCGTAGTAGTGTGTTGCCGCTGCGCTACTGGCGCGTGCAAACACTCCGCATTCACCTGTTGAGGTGACGAGCCAGCACCTTGCCGTCACGGTGTAATCCGTCGTTACCGGAGTGAGGGTAGAAAGCACATCCCCATAGGTGGGAGACGCCCCCGTAGTTAATTCAGCCGTTCCGGGGTTCACCGTTCCCTGAATCGTCGGCACACCCTGCGGGGAGGAGTTGTTGTTGGTGTACTGGGCGTAGGTGTTTCCGTAGGTGTCCGTGTGAGAGGTCAGAGCCGTTGTCGCGGTTCCTTGGAAGTAATCGAGGGCGGTGTAATGGCCTACCGCAACGGTTCCCTTGCCTTGGTCTACCAGTTGAATTTCACTGAGCGGATTTGAGACAAAATTCGGCGCATCGTTCAGCGAAATGGGATTTGTGTTGATCTGGATTTCGGGGATGTTTCGGAAGTTCCCGCCATCGATCGATCCATTTGCTAAGACGTTTGCCAGCGTGTCATTGATCGTCACCGCATTGATGTAGGAAGGAACAACGCAGGTAGGCGCTACGCAACTGTTTTCAATCGCGTCGTAGTACATCGTGACGCGGTTTCCGCCGTTCTGAGCACCTGAGAAGTCAGGAAGGATGTAGGGGTCGGCAATCTGCGCAAGCGAAGATCCGATGCCCTCATTCTGATTCTGAACAGTGAGATTCGGCCTGCTTGGGAAGGTCCACGTCGAGCCGTTGTCGGTCGAGGAGCCAATGTAGATGTAAGGCGTAAGCGGGTCAGAGGTTCCGCAGTGAATCGCTGCCCAGAGCTTCGTTCCGTCGTAGTAGAGCCACACACCGCTTGCAGATAGGCAGTTGCCGCCAATGGTGTTCGCGTTGTTGCCAATGACGGGAGCACCTGCCTTGGTATAGCTGCCTGTATATCCAGTGGTCGAGGTAGCCTTGAAAAGCTGGAAGTGTGCGGCTGAGGTCTGGCACTCGTAAATAGCCGTCCAGTTGTTTCCGCTGGTGTTGACGACTGCCCAGTTTTGCAGGCTGTTGGCAGTTTCAATGCTGCTGCCACCGCATGACATTGCACCTGTGGTTGTCTTGGTCAGGCCAGCCATCGTGGTGCCGGTAAAGATGTCGCCTGATCCGGTGTTGATGTTTGTGGCGAGAACGACAAGGTTTCCGCTCTGCCGCGTGGGGAGCATGTAGCCGCGCCCATAGTTCACCGTTGCAGCAAGAGGACAGCCGCCCTGGATTCTCTTTGGCGGTTGAATGCCATCGGCAGACTCACCGAAGCACAGCCCAATCCCACGCCCGCCGCCGGCTGTCGGCCACCATCCGGTTGTCCACTCCATCTTGACGACTTCAGCATCATTGGTGAGGACTTCGGGCGATGAGTCCCACATTGCTGAAGGTTCGAGCACCTGCGCGTTGGCATCGCCTGCCTGCGCTCCGATAACCACGCCCATGCGGTCCCATACTTCAGTCGAAGTGCCTGCTGCGCATACACCGTTAGCCGCGGTGCAGAATCTTGAAGCCGCCCCGCCCGCTTCAGACCCAACTGCGTGGCCGCTGGAATCTACGCCATAGACCGCCGTGGTTCCACTGCCAGGCACCACTGGGGTGGCATTGTAGGTAAGCGCAATTTGACTCGCTCCGATGGCTGTGACCGCGATAGGCTCTGTCGATGTGACAGTAGTTCCGTTATCGCTGAGGGCAGATTGCGCGCCTGTGGTTGTCGCGTTTGTGGCCTTGCCGATGACGTTGGCTGCCTGACCTGAGACGGTTCCAGATCCACCCCCACCCGAACCGCAAGGCGTGCCTGTTGATCCCAATACGCCAGATGCCCAGGTTCCGCATCCATCCGCTACACCCGTATTCGTCAGCGAGTGACCCGAGGCGATAGTTAAGCCGAGATTGAAGGTATGTGATGCCGTCCAGATAAACGCATTGGCAAGATTGACTCCGAGCGTTCCGGTTGTGGTTATGGGTCCGCCCGTCATCGTCGCATCTGTCGCAACGTTGGTGACTCCTCCACCCCCGCCTCCGCCAGCAGAGAAGACTGAATAGCTCGTTCCATTGCTGACGCAGAGGTTGACTGTCGTTCCCCCGCCAGCCGAGCAGTCGGTGCTATTCAGTGCATTGCGAACCAGGAAGACGTTGCTGACGTTGGCGCCTGGAGGAAAGAGCGTTGCGAGTTGCGCGGCCTGGACTGAGATCAGCCCAGCGGGAAAATTCGCGTCCACTCCCAGTGTCTTGAGATTCGGGTCATAGACCAGCGGAGGCAGGACGTTCAGCGCGTTGTCGGCCGCTGGAGGGGGGTCGGTATTGTAGAAAATCATGTAGCCGATGTTCCCGACAATCAACTCAGTCGGCGAAGTGGTTGATACTCCCGAGCGGGAAATACCGGCCGTGGCTGTCGATGCCTCGAAGTTCGCACCCGTCAAGCCCGTCAGCCCGGTAAACTGCTGCATCGGCCATGATCCCCTTGGGCCTGCTACCGGGGTAAGCTGAATCCCACCTGAAGCCACGTCTACGCCATTGGTCGCGTTGTCGCTGCGCAGTGAGTCAAAGGCAAACCCATAAACGGCTGTGATGTGGGAGGTGCTGGTAATCTGCGGGGCTTGCGCTGCCAATGCTCCGGTAAACGTCCAAGTGATGTGGCAGTCGCTTGGCGGGAAGGTGCTCGATTCTGCCGCCATCAGGAGATCAACGGAAGAGTTGCTTCCCGAGACAAATGGGTTGGCGCAATAGCCCGATGCAAATCCGGTGCTTCCTGTGGGGTGAATGATGGCGTAGGTTCCTGTGATGGGCGGAACAGGCTTCATCTCGAGCGCTGGCGTCGAGGTAGCAGGGACTTCAAAGCTGATATTCGCTGCGCCATCCTGCCGAGGAATGGCGTTGATGTAACCCGCATCTGGCGCCGGCAGAGTGGTGCTCAGATTGACAGGCCAAACCGGAGACGTTGGAACGTCATCGACCTTGATTGCAGGCCCGTCCAGCGTGATCTGGTTTGTGCCGAGGTTGTGTACCTTGATTGCCGCGGTATCGACAAAGTTGGGCGTGGTGTCTGTTGCCAGGTTTGAGCCGTTTACCTGCACATGCACAGCCGCGCAGCCCCCGGTGCCATTTGAGCCTTGTATCACTCCTGATGCGCCGATCGCCGTACATCCTGCCCCTCCACCGCCGCTGTCCCATGTGGGGATGTGGTCAACTGTCCAGATGAGCGAGCCATCTGGGTGCTTCAGAACGAGCTTGATAGTCGGAGTGCCTACCCAGATTTGCGCTTCGCCTGCTGCGTTCAAGATGATGGGATTGGGGTTCTGGCTTACTTCAAGATAATCGGTGTAAGTTGGTGTCTGCGTGCTCGTGCCCGCGAGAAATGAGTACAATTTACAACCCACGCACGGCGATCCTGTTTCATCTACGAATTGCCACATCGGCTGAACTAAGGGATGTGCCTGCCCATAGCCCAGTGAAGAGCCACACAACAGCGCGAACGGGATTAGCCGCTTAAAGTTCATCTTGATATGTCCTCTTGAGCAGTGCTAGAGTGTGAGCCTATGCTTGATGTCGTGCTGACGGTCGTTGTGACCTATCTTTTGGTGCATACGGCCCTTATCTTAGGCTACGCATCCATAAAACTCATTCGTTGGATAGGTGACCGCTGAATTACTGGCGACCCTGGGCCGCGAGAAATCGCTGAATTGCTAAATCCCGCATTTGCTGAGGTGTCAATTGTGGATTCTGGGGTTTATAGTTCTGTGCGTTATTGCCCAAGCCATTAGGGGATACGCCTTCCACCGGAAGACTCTCCGCTGGGGTAAGGCGCTCCCCAAGCGAGGAAAGAGCCTTGCCACCACGAAATAGGCCTGTCGCTATGGCCGTCTTTCCCGGCACGCTATCTATTGCGGCGCCAGCCGCTAGCCCAAGAAGGGGGTTGCCCTCCATGCCGCCAGCCATCGCACCTGTTCCCAGCATTAGAGCCTTGTATATATGCGCAGTTAGCGGTCGAGAGCCGGTATTCGCGCGCTCTTCTGCCCTGCCCGACATCTTCAGCAGGTCCATGTAGTTCTGATTGAGCGGGGCTGTTTCGGGAATGGCTTCCTGCAGCACTCCCGAGAGCCCACCGACCTGCTGCTGGGTGACCGACTTTAACCCTACTTGCGTTGGATCTGACCAGCTTGTTGCTTTTGCCAGATCCTTCTTCATTTTCCAGACTTGTGAGGGGGTAAAGCCGCCCTGGGCTTGGCCTTCATCAAACACTTTCTTAAAAGTGGAGGCATGATATTTCAGGTCATCCAACAGGCCCTTGGGGGCTCCGACGCCGGTAGCCACTTCGTGCGCTTCTTTCATCGGCTCCGCAATAGCATTAGCCACATCTTCAACCGGGATTAGTTTCCCAGATGCGTCGGCCGCCTTGTATGCCGCGTCGAGCTTTTGCCCTGTCGCATCAGCAGCATCGGCAGACTTCTCCGCAAGGCTGCGCATGGATATTGCAGGACCATTCCCGGTCTCTAGGTAACCCCTGCCGGGATTAGCGCCGCGCTTGAAATCGGCTTTGAGCGTCCCCACCGTCTTGTTAATCAAGCCGGTGCCGGCGTCTTGCGCTGCGTTGCCTACTGCCGTTGCCGCTGTGCCTGTACCCTTCTTGACGAGCGCCGCGGCGGGTTCTGCTACTTCTCCTGCGGCGTTGCCGAGAACTGCCCCGCCCACAAGGTTTCCGGCTGTCTGTGCTGGGTTGTCGATCGCAGATTGGATCATCTGCTTTCCGGTGTCGTATGGGTGCGCGATCATCTGCCCCATGCCCGAGAGCGTATCGAGCGGATGCACGAAGGGCTGCGTTACGCCTTGGATTGCGCCAGCGCCGAACTTCTGCGCCTGATTGACTAGGGCAGAGTGGCCCTGCTGCTGCTCAGGCGTGACTGTGGTGAGCTTGTCGACGTATTTCTGGACGATGTTGCGGTCGTCGGACGCATCGGGAGGTACGGGCGTCCAGCCTGCCTGATCTGGGGGTACGGGTGTCCACGCGCTAGTGCTCATTGCTTTAACTTCCATCCAGCCGGGAGGGGTGTGCCTGCTGGTGCCTGGTGAAGATTCCCATTCTGGTCAACGGCACGAATCATGCCGCTAGCGGGGGCGCCTTGCGCACCGCCCTCCAGAAGCCCATATTTCTGCAACCGCTGCTGCCCCTTTTGGTCAAAGAACTCGTTTACCGGCAAATCCTGCCCCGTGCTGTTCTTGTACTTCTGGAAAAGTGAGCGAGACTTGCCGCCGAGTAGATCCATCGTCTCTTTCAATGCTGAATCACGCACACTCTGCCGTGCGGAAGTGAGGCCGCTCGATATCTTATTGCTTTCATCGACTGTCAGCACTCCATTCTTGACGAGCTTCCCTACTTCACCAGTCAGGAATTCGACATCCTGCATGTATTTGGCAGAGGTGCCACTCTCTATCGTCTTATTGCCCATTGCCGGGGAGAATCCCGCATCGGCTGAGTTACTGATTGCCCTATCTGCGTGCTCCATTGCAGTCGCAAGCTGCATGACGTTCTGAGCATCGCCTTTTGTCTTGAAGTCCTGCTTTCCTTTGTACCGAGCATCGGTATAACTCGGGTCGTAAGTGAGCACAGCATTTCTCAGCGCTTGCGCCTGGACGTTGCGTGCGCTTGCCGATGGGACTGCGATATCTCCGTTTGCCATTGCTTTAACTTGCGCCTGCGTTCCGGCTGGCAGCGTCTGCAAATAGGCGTCCCCGGTAAGATTGGTGCCGTTGTCTGTGAGGCCCAGAGCCAACTTCTGCTTTGCTAACGACAATTCCCCGGGGATGCGCGCGTTTTGCTCCGCGCCTGCTTTGGCAGCAGCCAGCCGAATCTGGCCCTGCTGAATCAGCTTTGATCCCGGGGCAGTTCCCATCGCAACCGACTGCGCCGAAGGGTCATAGAAGATGCTGTTAGGGTCGCTTTTGCCTTGCGTTTGCTCCGCTTGCGCTTTCTTTTGCGCATCTTCCAGGAGCTTGTTAAAGCCGCCCATGCCAGCGATTTGCGAGGTAAGGGCCGCGCGAATCTTAGCAGGATCGGCCATTTGCGCCAGTTGTGACGCCATTTGAGCATGTTGAGGATCCAAGACGCCTTGCTGAGTCAACTGCTGCGCCGCGGATTGGAGCCCGGGCACAAGCTGCTCATCCGGCAACTGCATCACGCCTGTCATTGCGTTTATCAGCATGTCGTTTTTGGTTTTGATTGCGTTGGCCTGTGCACTGCCTGCCTGGGCGTCATTCTTGGCGATGGTCGACGCCTTGTCTTTCATGTCGAGCACTTGCTTTTGCAGGGCCTGATATGTGCTGTAAGAGACGCCCGCTTTCCTCGTTCTGTCGAGCAGGTCGTCGTAGTTGGGCATCGAAGAGGCTTGGGGCTGGGTACCATCAGCAGCAGCGGCCGCGGGCTTTGGGGATGCCCAATCCTGCATGACAGCGCTCATCTTCTGCTGATCCTGCTGCTCGCGTTGTGCCTTCTGTAGTTCCAACTGGCCGCTCTGCACGCGCTGCTGCGCCTCCTGCTGCTGCAGAGGAGCCAGCTGCATCATATTGCGGAGTTGCAAGATACGGCCGTACTGCTCAACAGGATCATTCTGCTGTTGAGGAGCGTGAATGCTTAAAGCCGGAAGAGGGATGCTGCCCATATCTAACCTGCCGCCCCGGTGAACGAACCCCAGTCACCGTATGGATTTGAAGTTGCTGCACCGCCGCCCATATTCTGCAATTGATTCAGCAGATAGAGATTCGAGAGGTTGTTTCCTACACCCCCGACAGCCCCACCCCATGCGTTTGCAGAGCCAGCGATGCCTGAAGCGTTGGCTGCTCCTGCGTTCTGGTAGGCATTGCCCATACTTTGAGCGGTGTTCAGCAGGTTGCTCGAGACGTTGTTGGATGCTGCCTGCCCTGCGTTCGAGAGCTGGCCGGCCGCTGTCTGCCCGATTCCTGCAATGGCTGCTAACCTGTTGAACTGGTTAGCCTGATCCGTGTTGTATTGGTTGTAATTGGTGTCAAAGCCTTGCAAGGCGCGCTGGTATACATTCCCGTACTCGCTTGAGCCGTAATCCTGCCCGAACTGGGTCAGATCCTTGAGCGTGCCCCCGGTCAATACGCCGCCCCGAGCCGCCGCAGAACGCTGCACCGCATCCGTGCCTAGCTTCAACCTTTCCTGATAGCCGGGATCGTTCTGCATCGTCAGTTCAGTTGGCGCAGTGAAGTGTCCAGAATACGGCGTCATCAGCGAGCCGAAACCACCTGAAGGCGATTGACCCGAAAGGCCGGTGTCGCCAGATGCGCCAATGACACTAGCGGGGCCTCCCGTAGCCCCGCCAAAGCCGCCGTTGATTGAGCCGACAGGCATAGCCGCGCCGCCGCCAGGGTTCGCTGTAGGGGCCGTGTAGCCTAATCCGCCCGTATCGCCGGGGAATGTACCGATAGCCGTACCGGGTCCGCCCGAAGCCCCGCCGAATGCAGGCGAAGCGCTGGGAGGGGTGTAGCCTAGGCCGCTAGTCATCGCCGCTGGCCTGCCAAATCCGCCTGGCCCGCTCGTTGGCGCTGTTCCACCCGTTGCACCGCTCGGTAGTGCAGTCCCCCCGACTGAACCACCAAGCGAGTGCTGCGGACTGGCGGTAGGGGCGCCGCCAATGCTGGTCATGGGGTTGATGCCCATCAGATAGCCCAGATTCGACAGCGCCCCGCCGCCATATTGCAGCCACGGCGCCATGTTCTGCTGATTTTGGGTGTATTGCTGCTTCTGGAAATCAAGCGCGTTCTGCGAAGCGTCGTATTGAAGCTGGGCGGCGTTGTTGGCAGCGCTTGATTGCTGCTTCGCCGCCGACTTTGCCCCGCTGGATGCAATCGCAGCACCGCCGACTGACCCAGCGAGTCCGATGCCCCCCAGAATTGCGGTAGTTGCGATTGCGCCGCTCATGCTTGCTCCTCAGTAATCGTGATTTTGTTCAAATCCTGCCTGCGTGACAGCAATAACTCCGCTTCGTCCGTGAATTCGACTTCCGCATCCTGAACCGTCTTTGCCTGTGTCGGGAAAATCATCGTTATGATCACAGGGCCTTTTGACTCAAAAACCTGTTTCCGCCCAGCCGATGCAGGCAGCACCGCGTAACCGTTGATTTCCACCTTTTCAGCGCCTACCAGAACGCTTGCACAGCCCACCACAATCACCATCGTGGGGATCTTGATGAGCGCCCCGATCAATCTGGCATTCGGTGGCATTGTGACCGTCCGCGAGTACATCCCCGCATGAATCAAATGCTCTGTATAGAGCGGCAGTTGCTCTTTTCCCATCTCTACAAGCTGCACTTCGCAGAGCTTGCGGATGATACCCGGTGCTGTTGGTGGCAGCACCGGAATCGGGATGCTTAATGCGCTCACTTAGACCTTCACAGGCCAATGCCACTGGCCCGGCTGATCCCCTTCGCGCGCCGAAGTCACCCAAAGAGTGTCGTTACCATCAAGAAACACCTGCCCGTTAATACCGGGGATGTCTTGGCCGAATTCATTGGGCCAAATGCGGGCAATGATGCAAGGAAGCTCCGCGCCTTCGTTTTCCCAATTGCCGATATGAGCCTGTGCGCCAAGCGGCCATTTATCGAGCTTGATGCGATCTGCGATTGCTGACCCGCTGGTGCGTCTGCGGTTGAGTTGATCTGCATCTTGTTGGGTGAGTTTGTAGACAACGATTCTGCCGATAGTGGGTTGCATTTGCTCTCCTTCTGATTGATGGATTGATTGATTAAAATGCCCTACAAAACACCGTATTGGTGTGCCTGTACTTCTTGTGCAAATTGAGCAACTTTTCGAGACTCCCGCCCGCCGGTGCGCTGTAGAGAATCGCTACGCATCCGGCCTGTCTTGCAAATTCCTCCACAGCCGAAATCAGGTGCGCACCGAGCCCGCCTGAGCGATTCGCCTGAGACACAAAGAGACTTTCCAGTGTCGCAACCTTCTTGCCGTAGTGCGGCAGGACCGTTACCAGCACGGATGCAAACCCCACCATATGTTCCACGTAGAACGCTCCGAACATCTGCACCACTCCCGCCTTCTCGAGCGCGGCGTATGTCTCAGCCTGGGGGTTTACTGTGCCAATCTCGGGAATCGAGCACTCAGCCGCATATTCGGCGAGCAATTCAGGCGCGGCGAGAATGTCGAGGTACGTGACGGGGGCGATCATGTGGGATCTACGTGAGCAGTGAGAATTCCGTTCGTGAACGTCAAACTTCCTGTTGTGCCGCCTCCGGTAAGAGGTCCAAGCGGAACCGTTACCGACAGGCCAGCAACCGGAAGCTGTGATCCAGAGATGTTGCCCGAGATGTTTCCAAAGCTCGGCTGCGCCTGCCCAAACGCTCCTGTGGTTGAATCGTAAGAGGTCAGAAACTTGTTAAAGACGAACGGCGTGTTGTTTGCCAGCGCTGGCGTTCCGGTAAGGCTGCCGAAGGAAACGTCGTTCGGCGACCATGATGTCCCGCTCCAGATCAGCGCTTGGTTTGTAGCCGGGGCCGAAGCAACCAGAGAACTATAAGCCGTCGCTGCGCCTGTAACCTGGTTGACCGTCGTGCGCGCGAAGGTCACCGTGTCTGCGATGTGGTCGAGATTGACGTCGGCCGCCACGTTGGTCAGGGAATTTAGCTGCCCTGTGCCTGTGAGATTCTGAACCACCGAAACAACCGTGCCAGGATGGCTTACGACTGTTGCTGCGGGGCCGATGACGCCGTTGAACTGGCCCAGGATGTCGAGCGCTGCATTGATGGCCTCAATAATCCGCATGAGCACGTTTTGCCCGTATGCTGTCGGCGTGCCCGTCTTGGGGTCAACGATCTGCGCAGTTGAAGCGAGCGGCGAGACTACCAGGCTGGTAATCGGACTGCTCATTCAGTGACCTCTAGATAGGCATCCACGATTGTCCAAATCACAGGGTCTGTAACCACAAGCTCATACACTCGGTTTCGGGAGCGGCCGAGGCGCAGCCAGAAAACCCGCTTGCCATATTCCCCAGCGAACCCGCAATCTCGCCAGTGCTCGTTTGACCAGGTATGGCCGCTGTCGTTCGACCAGCGAAGCATGGCCTGTGGTTCTCTTGGTTCGCCAGTGTCTTCGTCTGTCAGCGGCGGTTGTGGGCCCATGCCTGCATCAAAGTCCACAATCATCTGCGTGTGAATGAGCCACTTCTTTTCATCTCGAACCGTTGGGGCTCGCCTGACCCTGCGAATCACGTTGCCGTTGTCGGAAACGAACGAATATGAGCCATCGTTATTGTTGATGGGCAGGTGCATTTCCCAGAGGTTGTTGGAACTCCAGTCACCCACCAGATGCTTGCCGAACGCATACACATGGTTCCAGGAATGATGCGGCTCAGAAGGCCCGATATTGTTAATCCAGTGATCTCGTTTATGCCAAAGACTCTCGTTAAGGTCGTAGACCCATGACCATGAAGAATTCGGCACATAGAGCACCCAAAACAGATGACCTGCATCCTGATAGGAATAGGTCACAAGGTTGGCAATCTGATCCTCTGAGTACGACTGCAAATCAATCTCAACCGCATGCGTTGACACTCTGACCGGCGTGTAGCCGTTCGACCTCTGCGCTACCCTTGCGCCGCGTTCATCCTGCCCAATCCAGAACACGGAATTATCGATGAGGCAAGGTGCAAACAAGGGCCCATTGCCTGTCTCGATCAGAGCGCCTGGGATCACGTCAAACACGTCGCTTGAGCCTGTGTTTTGATAGGGCTGGATGTGTTGCCCACCCATGACCCAGATTTCGCGGTGATTCACGATCAGCGAAGTGAGGTTTTCAGGAAATACGCTGACTCCATTCACGTTAAGGCCTGGCCATGTTGTGCCATCGAGAATGTCTGAGAACTGGTATTTGTTTGTGTCGAGGATGTTGAGCACGAAATAGGCGTCTGAGTACCAAACCACGCCAGGCACCCCAGCCAGAAGGCTTGTCACGTCCGTTAGCGTGTTTGTTGCCACGGTGTAGCAATACGCTGAGCCTGCCGAGACGATGAGCAATTCAACCGTGCTGGCTGCGATAGAGACAGGCTTGCCGTCATTGGCGATGGTCTGCAATGGCGTTACGGCGGAACTCGAAACCACCTCGCACAATTGCGTGCCTGCAACCACAAACAGGCGCCCGTTGATGATCTTTGAACCCCGAACCGGCGATTCGGGCAGGATGGCGAACGGTGCGAGGCCGGGAGTCGGGACATAGCTGCGAAGCCCTTGCGCGATCTGCCCGCCATAAGACTTGCCGGGGGAGACAGATCCTTGTGTCTCTGACGTTTCGGCGTACCAGTTGATTGCCTCTTCATCGGCAACGGCGACTGAGCTTGCCGTGTATGAAGGCCCGACGAACCCGAACCTCACTTAGGCTCCTCTGTTGTCCAGCCGAGCTTTAAAAAACCGTCGAGTTCCTTCTGTGAACTGACGGTTAGCTCTTTGAAGTTGGTTTCGCCTTCGCGGATAGGCAGAGGCCTTCCCTTTGCGTCCCGGCCGCTGAACAGGTGGTAGATTTTGCAGGGAAACTTGATGTCAGTCATCAGAGCCCAATCCCGAATAGGTCAGCTTTGTAGTTGTAGCCGGCAGGCGCAGCCATCAAGTCCGACTGCATGCCCAAATCGGGCACGTTCATTGTCTTGATGACAGCCTTGGATTCAATGGCAACCTGAGCCACCACAGGCGGAAGGTTCGCCACGCCAAACTCAGCAGCAAGATCCACAGCGAGGTTGAATCTGAGTGCTCTCTGGTAGCCGGGAGGGAAGGCGATAGGCGTATTTAAGGCCGCAGGTTCGGCGAGCGCTGCCCAACTGTAGATCCTGACGAGGTTCAGCGTCGTATTTGGGATAGGCCAGAAGTTCAGCGAGCGCAGCGGATAATCCCCAGTGTCATAGCAAATCTGCGGGAACGTGCCTGTCGTGGCCTTGACCGGCACTTTCAGCTGCCATTCATCGACCGAATACATGTCGATCGGCACTTCTACCGGGTTATCCGGAGCAAACAAGAGAATCGCGCTCATGGCGTCGATGCGCGCCGGCCGCGCCGTGTCAAAGTCCCCGCCGGGCCCCATCGTGTAGGTCTGCTGCCCTCCAATCAGCGGAAAGTCTTCCGATTTGGTGGTAAAGATCGTCAGCCGCGCCGCATTCCACGAGTCAATGAGGTCGTTCAGCACCACCAGGCTGTCGGTAGCGTCGTCAATCTGCAGAGCTTCCCCTGTGGCATAGACTCCAACCAGCCTGAGAGCGCTTCGGATTAGATCGTATGCGGTCGCCATTATCTACCCTTCTGATGTGGCTGGAATGGAGGCTTTTGCACTTGGGGCGCTGGCTTTTCGTTGCTGACTGCAAGCTGGAATGCGATCTCCTTGAGCCAGTGCGTTACCGAGAGGTCGTAGTGTGGCGTCTGCTTGATTTGGTCGCTAGTCACGCTTCACTGCCTCCCGGCTGCCTGAGAAGGAACTTATGTAAATTGCCTTTGTAAACCTTGCCCTTGTCGTGGTGGTCGATGCTCAGATTTGGCACTAACCAGATGTCGCCGCATTTGTCTTTCCAGCGCCGCGCAAATGAGTAGTCCTCGCCCCACCAGACACGCTCATGCACGCCATGATTGAAGAGGTCGACTGCCTGGTGGTACATCGGGCCATAACAGAGCTCGGGGTAAGCAACCATGAACCTGTCGACTGCTTCCGGGGTGATCTTCAGGAAGCCTGCCGGAATGAGTTTGGCTGAGATTGCGCCGTCGGACTGCCTGACTATGGGCACAAAGTTCTCGTGCGTTTCCCATGTGCCCATGTAGTACTCGTCATCCTGCTTGCATCGATACGTGCCGGCAACTACTTCGCCTTCCGTCTGGATCAGCTTGAGCAAGTCTTCCGGCCGCCACGCTACGTCGTAATCGAGAAACACAACCGCATCTGCCTTGGCATCGAGCGCTGCACGAAGCATGTTGGCTCGGGCCGCTGAGATGTATGGACATGCGATCTGCTGGGCATATCCGTGCTCCCATCCTGCCGCCTCAATCAGTGGAAGTGAATCTTCGAGGGACTTAATGTACGGGGCCGTGGGTCCGGAGAGCGAAGGTGTGCAGAAAACGACTTTCAATTGTGCACCATGAGAACGTCTGGAATCTTTGCGTGCGAAATGCCTTGCGAGATCAGCAGTTCAATCAATTCTCCGTCTGCCTTCTCGCTGATATTGAACGGTTGAAACTTGCTGCGCCGAACAATGAACCCTGTTTTGTCGATGCTGTTGAGCACGGGCTGGACGTCGATTGTCGCGTAATGCAGTCCTGTGAATCTGGCATCGTAGACCATGTTGCAATAAACGAGATCCGCGCTAGGCTTGAGCATTCTTTCCGCAAAGACAGGCATGTAATAGGAATCATCCGAGGGGAAACAGACAAATTCCCCTTGGCATTCGTTCTCGACTGCCCAATTTGCCGTTGCGTAGCACCCGCCAAGCCCTAGAGATTGTGTATCGACATGCCGAAAGCGGGAATCAAGGCTATAAACCAGCCGATGATTAGATTTCTGGCTATCTGAGTTGTCGGTAACGATCACTTCAAAGTCTTCGAAGGTCTGCACGGCCAGCGAATGCAGCACGATAGGCAACATTGCTGGCCGATTGCAGGTTGAAACCACAAACGAGAGTTTTATGCTCCACCCTTCCAGAGCCCGAGGCCTACGAGCGTGTTCGTTACTTCCAGCACCCACGATGTGAGGCTGGCTGCCACGGTGATGTTCGAGGAAACCGATACCACAGATGCGGCCTGGATTGAGGCCGCGCGCTGTGCTACCGGCGTTGCGCCATAGAAACTGATTGGATCGGTTGCTGATTGCCCGAGCCCAGTTCCTTGAGAGTTTGCTTGGCTTAATTGTGTGCCGATGGTCATGAATTTTCCTTCCTTCAAGAAGTCGGGGAGGCCGAAACCTCCCCGCTGGGGTTACTGGGCGATAATGCGGGCAGCCAACTGGGGCCGCAGGGTCTTGTAGCCATAGAGAACGTCGATTCTGCAGGGGATAACGTCATTCGTGATGTCGTACTGGCGAGCAATACGCATCGAAATGCCGTCCATCACCTGACGAGAGCCCCAGGCGCCAAACTTCGACACGTCGATCAGATCGGCCGTGACAAAGGTGAACGCTTCAGGATGGAAGACAAGCGACTGCTGATAGAGAGCATTCGCACCAGTCGAGGCAGCCGCCGTCGAGCCAATTTTGACAACCGTCAAACCAGCTCCAACCGCAGTCACGTTCTGGGTTGCGCCAGAGGTTACAGGAACAGGTGAAATTGTGGCAGTTCCCGCGCCGCCCGCATAGTCCGCAGTAAATACGAACTGCTGCAGGAATCCGCGATCAGCCTTGGTTTCAGGATCCACCGCGTCCACGGTCGACAACGTAACGATGTCGCCCTTCTTGAAGGTGGTTGAGCCCGCAGCCAGAACCATGTTTGCGCTGCCCGATGTGATTGTTGCGGTGTAACCGGTTGTGTTAGCCGCCGAGCCTGACTGGAACGCGTTCAACACCGTGTTTTCGTAGGTGTCGATTCCGTTGACCTTACCGATTTTGCCGGTCAGGTAGGGCCGAGCAACCGACTCCTGCGGGTTGAAGAAGCCCTTGATGGCGTCGAGGTAGGAAACTACGTGCCCCGGTGTCAGGGTTGCGCAGCGGTCCATATCGGGCGCCAGGTAGAGATTCAGCAACTTGCGGGCGTTGGCAAAGTCCGCATAGGTAAATGCCGCCGTGCTTCCATCAACAACGTTGTAAACGTCCTTGATCATGCTGAGGGCGTCTGACTCGATGTTGGTTGCCAGCACCGACATTGCAGGCTGGAGATAACGCTTGGAGAATTCGTCGATGGTCAGGGTCAAATCCTGCGAGGAGAAGACGGTATCCACACCCTTTTGCGTGGAAACGGTCAGAACCTGCGAGGTTTCAACGGTGTCCTGAACCTGTAGCACAGATCCGGTGCGAACCGTGTACTGATTCGGCATACGGATGGTGAGCGAGGGGCCGATTTTGCCGGAAGGAGAAGCGCCGGCATTGGCGAACTGGTCATCGTACTGCTTGTTGATGTTGCCGATGAAGTTCAGTTTGGCGTGCAGGATGCGAAGCGCTTCCCGCGTGATGATTGTGGGAGAAAGAAGACTGTTGCCAGCCATTTAAGGGCTCCTGAGGAGCGCCCTCAGCCGAGTCCGAGTTGCTTATTGCGTTTCCGCATCCACTCGTCGGTAGAAAGGCTTTCGTCGCTCACGTCGAAGGCCCGCGAAGTTCCGCCACTGACAGGTGAGGGCGGTTTCGGGGCTTGCGTTTGCTTCCGTTCAGGAGCTTTGAATTTGCCGTCTTCGCCGCGGGGGGTTGATTCCTTCCCCTTGGCGAGTTCTTCCGCAATGCCGCTCTCAATCTTCGCAACGTATCGAATTGCCTTGTTCTGATTCGTCTTTGCCAGGTCTACAAACTTCGCAAGTTCTGCGTCGTCCGAGCCGATGACATAGAGCACGTCAGCAAGATAATCCGAGTCGTTGATGATGCTCAGGACCGGGAGGGGAATCAGCGGCGCACCTCTGTCGCTGAGAACCTTGCTCAAGAACGTCGACTTGATGTCGTCGAAGTTCTCGTACCGGTCACGGGCTTCACTTACCTTTGAGTTGAGAGCATCGCTCTCCGCTTTTACTCGCGCTTCGATCCCTTTGAAGTGATCTCTCACGTCCAGAAGGTGATCGGCCATCGCTGCATTGGCGTCCTCATAGCTCGCGTCGGGGTGCGCTTTCGCGTAATCCTCGATGAACAGTGAAGGTTTAAATGCGGCGCGGTATTCCTGGTAGTTCTGAGGCTGCTGCGGCCTTGCGGGGGACGGGTCCGGTTTAACGTCCGATTGGGCTGCAAGCTTGCGCTCTAAATCCTTTTTCTCGGCGAGTAACTGCTTGATGCGCTTTTCAGCGGGAGAGACTTTTTGCGGTGGCTCCTGGGCTTCTTCCGGGTCCGAATCCGGGGCATCGGGTTCCGCCGTCTCTTCCGGCGAGTCTGCAGGGGCCGATTCTGCGGGTTCGGCTGGTTTGAAGCGCTCAGGCAGTTCTCCAGTGCGACGGTAACTGTCGTATTCCGCCACGCTGGGCTGCTGCCCTTGAAACACGTCTACTTCTGCCGTTGACGATGCGGCTTGCGTCTGATCTTCCATTTGGGTTGTGTCCTTGTGCCCTTGCGCCGGGCTAGCGGGGTGCTTCTAAACCCTTCAGGCGCTGGCGGCAGGTTGCTGCTCTGCCGCTTCAGCTTGTTGCGCCTGTGCAACTTGTGATTGAGCCGCATCCTGTGCGCTCTGGTCGGACTGATGCGCGGCACCTTGGGCGGCAAGCTGGCTCTGGTTCGCTGCCTGCTGCTGAGAGGCTTGTAGGGCCTGCTGGTGCTGCTGCGCGGCCATTGCCACGTCATGCGCCTGACCGTGAAACTGCTTCCAAAGGTCCTCTACGAACGATGCGCGCTCTGCTGTCATCTGAGCTTTGGTGTTGATCTCAGCGACAGCCAGCTGGGCTTCAAGTTTCTTATCCTCGAGCGCCATGTCAGCCTGGGCCTGCAACTGAATCTGCTGCATCTTGCCCTGATGCTCGGCCGTCTTGGCTGCGCGCTCAAACTGGAGCTTCTGAAGTTCTCCACCCATGGCCTGCATCTGCTGCTGGGCTTGAGCAACCATTGCCTGAGCCTGTTCGGGCGTCTGTTCTTCGTGATCCTGCAACTGAGGCGGCAGCATCTTGTGCAAGCGCTCGGCGATCTGGTCGGCGCCGGCGAGGTCAGATTGCTTGAAGAAAATATCGCCAATGACGTGAATCAAATCTGGTGCAGATTGAAGAACCTGCTGCATGGTGTCGAACGATTCAGAGCGCTTGGAGTCGTAAGCCTGCCCCATCGTCACCACGTACGACATTTTGGCGTCTTTGATGTTGTGGTTCTTGGTTTTTCCGTTCTCCTGGTACTCGGCGTTGATTGTCACGACCTTCTGCTTCTCATCTTCACCAAGAATCGATATTTCGCGCTCGGTATCGTAGATTTTCGGCACTATCTCGGCAATGATGTCGCCGCCTTGCTTGAATGAGCGTGCAAGGTTGTCGATGTAGTGCATCGTCGTGAGATTGGCCTGATCCTTGCGCGCCAGAATCGCGCGACCGCTGGTTTCATTGGCGTTATTGCCCAGCGATGCATCGAAAATGCCTGTTGTGGCCTTGAGGTCGTCGACTTCCTGCGCTACGAGGGCAGAGAGGGCTTGGATCGGTGCCTCTGCGATCTGCCTTTGTGGGGCAGGAGCGGGGTGACCCAATACATCCACAGCCTTGTAGAACAGAACTGGCGTGGGGTTGGTATTGAGATTCTTCCACATCGCCTCGTAGCCCTCAAGCTGGCCCTCTACGGCCATGAAGGGCGAGACGGGAGCGACAGAGATCGTCTCAGCAATGCGCGACTTCGAGTAATTGATGAGCATCTGCGCAGCCTTTTGTGGCCGGACAACCGAGAACAGCCTCGGTTTCCCGTCTTGGATCATCTGCTTGCCGAGAACAGGAACGATGGGGCAGATGGTGCCAGGCCAAACCGTCTTAGAACTCTCGCCATCGTCGCCCGGGAGGATCTCCATACCGTTCGTCTTGCACATGTTGATGACGATTTCAGGCCTGCGCTTGCCTTTGGTTCGCTTCTCTTCTACCCACCAGTATTCAGCAATGCGGACGGTGTTTTCGGCAACCCATCCTTCACCCTGCTTCTCAGCTTCTGCCCAAGAAAGCGAAGACATCTCCGAATCAGGGTATTGGACTTCAAAGTCCTCTTTCGGCATGTCCTCGATCACAAACCAATACCGCGGCTTGCGCCCGAAGATAGCCGGAACAACGATGCCATAAACGGCTAGAGGGTCGAGAACAGGCTTAACCTTCAGGTCGAGGTCGTCTGAATCGTCATCGCAGTATTCCGTCAGGAAGCGATAGAAGCCCCATGAAGCGCCTGCCGAGTACTCAATGGCTGTCTCGTAAGCAACCTGGGCTTCAGAGTCGTATTGAATGTATCGAGCAAGGCCTTCGAGCACTTCCGCGGTGTCTTTATCTTCATCCAGGCGCGGTGCAAACTTGATCTGCGGCTTTTTCTGCCTTGCTTCGTTTGATACCTGCTGCACAAACGTATGGCAGCGAGGAAACGACATTGCCGGGCGCCCTGCTTGCTCACGCTGAAGCTTAAGCTGTGGTTCCCACTGCTCATCCCCGTCAGGCGAGGCGAACTTGAGGTCAGAGATGAACTTGTCGCGCAAGTCTTTCTCTTCTTCGGCAGCGATCTCGAAGCGCTTGCGGGCGCGGCCTAAGAACTCTTGCTCTTTGGTGTCGCTCACTTACCCATTGCCTTCTTGCGGATAGCAGCCGCGGCGTCAGGCTTGATGAACGTCTTTGTGGCATCCTGCACGCGGGCGTCGTTGGCCTGCTTATTCATCGCGTCGACGGCTTGCTGATGGGCATCTGATGGGGCAGTGCCGAAGTGCTTTGCCCATGCGTCTTTCATGCCCTGCACAAAACTGTCCCCGCTGATGAAATCGTGAAAGGCATGAGCCAGTGTGTCAGGTGCGTTGTTGTCGTCCATTACTTGCCTCCCAACATGGCGTTAGCCTTTGCTCGGATCTTTGCCGCCGATGCGGGGCTCAGGTTGCCTTTGGCGACTTGCTGCGTGGCTCTCGCCTTCGCGTTCGCGGCGTGAGATTTATCCGGCATTGGATACTTGCGCTCCCCGGGCATGCCGAATGTGCTAGCGGGGAGCGCGTTGCGGGTTGAGGCTTTCAGCTTTGCCATGGCTTAAGCGTGGTTGCTTTGCAGCGTGAAGCTGGTCAGAACTGGAACTGGCGCCGGGATGTCGACAATGTAGGCCAGCGATGCCGACAAAGGTGCGCCTTCGGCCGTGGTCAGGCTTGCCGACACATTGGCATTGCCATTGGCTACCGCAGAAACCAGGCCATTGCTGTCGACCGTTGCCGCAGCGTCGTTGTCTGACGCGTAGGTTGCGGCCGGAATGGGACCGGTGAAGGGCTGACCGAACTGATCCAGCGCGACAATGACTGTCTGGTCGGTTTCGCCGGCAGAGACGAGTGTGATGGGACCGGGGTTAGGCATAAATGATCCTTTCGAGAGGAGTTGAATGGTTGCGAGATAAGGCGGAGCATCCTCTGCAGCGATCACAGACAGAAGCTTGACGATGTGGCGATTCTGAAGGATCTGAACTTGGCCCTGGTCTAGCAAGTCACAGGTGAGAACGATCAGTTTCTTCAGCAGTTCTTCGGTTGTTTCTTCGTGGTGCTTGTGGCTCATGCCATCCATCCATTCGAGCCTTGATAGCCTTGCATTACACCTTCCGGCTTGCGCTGCCGTTCTGGTTCCTTAATGCCCACTGCTAACGTTCTGAGCGCGTCGGCAGGGTGACTTGCGTCGTCATGCAAAGGCTGGCTACGCGGTACTCCCAAAGCAGTTGCTGGTCCCCATTGATAACGTCGGAGATATTGCAGCCCATCTGCACACGCAGCCGCGTCGAAGTAGAGTTGCGGAAAAATGGTTCGAACCGCGTTGATTCCATCTGCGACACTAAGCTGGCGATTGACACGGACTTTGAATCCTTTCAGCCTCATCAGCTCTTCAATCGATTTGCCGGTGCCCAGATTGCGCGTGCCGCCATCCCAAGGAAGAAAGCAGGTGCCAAATACATAGCCCCACGTCTGCATCTCTCTGAGGTAGTAATCGATGGCCTGATGGTCGTCTTCGAAGTAGCGCAGGATCCTGATTTCAAACGGTGTGCGCTGCGCCGCCCAGATGCTTACTCTGTCGGCGAATCCAAGATCCCAGAACGTGTCCACTGGAAGCAGAGGGTCAAATGGTACTGAACGGATGCGTCCTTCGCGCTCGGCTGCCTGAATCTCTGCTTTGTAGATGGCGCCTTCGACAGTTGAGCGTGTCGCGCCTTCATAGACATGGTGGAACGTGTCGTAATCCCGTTCCTTGAGCGTCTCGATCTTTTGCCGGGATTCCTCACTCAGCCAGTTGTTGTCGTGGTAGCTCGTCTTGACGGTTACGGCGCCCTTGGGGGGATTGATGATGAAGTCTTGATAAACCGGGTCCGTTTCCAAATCGGGGTTCATGGACCACCATATTTCCGAACCCGGCTTACGAATGGTCGGAAGCAGAATGGTTAAACTGCGCCGGCTGACTGTCGAGGCCTCTTCCCCCCAGAAGATGTCGATGGCCTCATAAGACTTAATGCTCGAGACGGTCTGCTTACGGAGGCCGCAGAATACGAACTCTGTGCCATTCTTGCCGCGAATCTCTGACTGCAATGGCGTGTAGAAGTGTTCGAGGCTGAGCCTGACAATCTGATCAGTGAGCAGCTGATGGACTGATTCTCTAATCGAGTCCATTGTTTCGCGGCCGCAGAGTATGCGGAGCGGGTTCGGCCAGCCGGGGATGCTCCCGGTACCGAGTAGAAGCAGAGCCTGGGCGATCGACCAGCTCTTGACTCCATCTCTGCCTCCATAAAGTGTCTTGTAGGGGTGATGCTCAAACAGAAACGCCAGCTTATCGAGAAACTGGATCTTGCCTACGGTTTGGGGGGCTTGCACATTAGACATTTGCAGGTTGGGGAGTGCCGTATGGCTAGTTCTGGGGCTTCCGGTTTGCCACTCAAAGAGGAGCTAATCTTGAATCTCAGACTAGGAGGCTCGTCTAGCAATTCTGGCTCTGGCGACTCTTTACGCGGTGCCGGATCAGCATCGAACTCCATCACAGCATTCCAAAGAAGGATCTCGATTAGTTTGCTGCGACTCCTCTTGTCTCGCGCCGCTTCCTTGTCAATCAATTCGAGGAGTGCCTTGCTAATCCGGATGCTAGTGTGCTCTTTTGTGCTCGCCATGAGCACAGTGTAGCACTAGCTTTGAGGATTCGGCTTCACAAACTCAACCGTGATGGCTGCCTGGATCGGGCCACCGTCTGGGCCTGAGATGAACTGCTCAACGCGATCGCCATATTTCTTCGGAACCAGTTTGGAAAGCAGCCACTTGCGCGTATCAACCTGCAGCCTGCAACGATTGATCCATTCAGCGTTCTGGACTTCAATTTCCTTCTCGCCACGCATGATTGTGCGCGTGTCGCTGCTCGTATCGTCAGCAATATCAAGCATTTCCTCGGCCATCGTTTCAAGCTGAATCTCTTTTGCGCGCGCGTATTGTTTTGCAAAGGTTTCGCTGGCTTGAATGTGCCTAATAATTGCTGAGGCCGAAATACTATATTTGAAAGCACTTGCGCGAAGAGATAAACCAGCCTCAATGTCATCGAGGACGGAGTTTTCTAATTCCTCTGTCCAGTTGATCGAAGTAGGCATTGGCTTTACTGT